AGCAAATTGAATATAATTTTGATTTCTTTGGTGGAGCAGAAAAAAGATTTAAATATTGGGGAGTCATTGAAAGTCCTGAAATGATGGCTCAATTATATCGAGGCGCTGATTATCTTTTATGCCCCTACTATAATGATGCTTGCTCTAATGTAGTAGCAGAAGCTCAAGCTTGTGGTTTAGAAATTTACCATAATGGAACTGGCGGAATTCCGGAACAGATTAAGGCAGGAGTGATTTCAAATGAGGAAATGGGTCAAAGATATCTTGAGGAATTTAAAAAATTATTGTAAAATATATTATGAGCTCTTATTATAGGCAACAATTAGAAAATTGGTTAAAAACTATTGATGTTAAAGCAGATAGGGTGCTTGATGTTGGAGGTGCTCAACTTCCTGTCAAGGGGAGGACGAAAAGTTGGAATGTAAAAGAATATAGAATTTTTGATTTAAAAAAACCTCATCAGAAGAATGCTAAGGTTGATGTGGCTATAGATTTGAATAAAAAATTACTTTTATTGAGGAGTGATATTCATAGATATTTTGATGTGATCTTTTGTTTAGAAGTTTTTGAATATATCTGGAATCCTGTTCAGGCCTTGGAAAATCTATATGAAATGGGGAATTGTACTGACTGTGTTGGCACTAAAGAAGGTGATACTTCGATATACTATTTATCCTTCCCTTTTATTTATCCCCATCATAACCCAAAAGGGAAAGATTATTTACGTTATACTCGCTGGGGCATAGAGAAATTATTAAAAGAAACTGGATTTGAGATTTTAGAAGTTCAAAGTAGGGTAATGACACCAGAAGGATTTAAAAATTGGAAGGATTTTTTAAGAAATGAAAAGATGCATCCCGTTAAAGATTATCCTCATAATGAAATTGGATATTGTGTAACAGCAAAAAAATTATGAATAAAAACAAGAAAAAAATTAAAATAGCTATTATAGGATCTGAGGGATATGTAGGCAGGGCGGTTAAGCGATTGCTAAAGAATCATTACCAAATAATTCCTTATGATATTATTGGCGTTGGATCTTGGGAAGAGATAAATAAATGCCAGTTAGCTATTATCTGTGTTCCTACTCCCATGAAGAAAGATGGATCTTGTGATATTTCAATAGTAGAAAAAACGGTTTCACGCTTACAAGTGCCGATAATTTTGATTAAGTCAACTATTCCTCCGGGAACTACGAAGAAATTAAAGAAAAAATATAAAAAAAGAATAGTTTTCAGTCCTGAATATATTGGAGAGGGGAATTACTTTATTCCTTTTTGGAAGGGATATCCTCATCCTACGAAAATTAAATATCATAATTTTCAGATTTTTGGTGGAGACAGGAAAGATACTAATGTTTGGGTAGAGATTTTTCAAAGGGTTTTGGGACCTGATTGTCGATACATTCAAACAGATAGCACAACGGCTGAGTTGACTAAATATATGGAAAATAGCTGGGGGGCGACCAAGGTGACATTTTGTAATGAATTTTACAGAATCGCAAAAATCTTTGGTGTGGATTACCGAGAATTAAGAGAGCTTTTTCTTTTAGATGGGCGAACAGAAAGAATGCATACTTCAGTTTTTGAGGGGAATTATGGATTTGGCGGAAAGTGTTTCCCAAAAGATGTTAATGCTATTGTAAAAGCATCAAAGAAAGCAGGGTATAAGCCGAAATTTTTAGAGGAAGTATTAAGAAGTAATAAAAGATTTAGAAAAGATAATCGAAAGTAATTTATGAGAATTTTTACTACTCCTTGGCATTGTGGACATCAATATGAATTATTTAATGCTTTATACGATTGTCAGTTTGGTTTACTGGTTAATACTTGCCGAGCTTGGGCTGAGAATTCAAGGCCGTTGCCTGAAAATGTTGAGTTAGTTCCTTATTATAAGAAAGGCAAATATGATTTGGCAATATTAGATGTAGACCAGATGTGTATTGATGAAAGGCGAAGTTGTAAAGGTATACTTTATCGGGAATTAAACGAAATAATCCAAGATGTTCCTAAAATAGTTATCAATCATGGATCTCCGGTATGGCCTGAGTGGTATTCAAAAAAAGAGATTATTAGAGGAATTAGAAAGTTAGTTGGAAATAACATAATGGTAGTTAATTCGTATAAGGCAAAAAAAGAATGGGGTTGGGGTTATCCGATAATTCATGGAATGGAGCCGAGTGAATGGTGGGATTTGCCAAAAGATCCGAGAATAGTTACCGCAGTTAGCCCGGCAGGTTTAGATGCTTATTATAATCGTAAATTATACAAAGCCACAGAAAAAGAATTAGGTAAATTAGGCATTCAGATAGTTCATTTTAGAATTCACGCCTTTTTCAAAGATTTTGACGATTATAGAGATTATTTAGGCCGATCACTAATTTATTTTGATTATTCTCTCCATACGCCAATGAATAGAGCGAGAACAGAAGCAATGCTATCAGGTTGTTGTATAGTTACCGCTAAAAGTCACGATGTTGAAAGATTCATTAAAAACGGAAAAAATGGCTTTATTATCCCGAATAATCCTTATTCAGCAGCTAATTTATTAAGTGAATTAATTAAAGATTATGACAGATGTATTAAAATTGGTCAAGAAGGTAAAAAAACTGCTCAAAAATTATTTAATCGTCAAAGGTATAGAAAAGATTGGCTAAAATTAATTAATGACTTATTTCATAAGAAGACAAAGTAAATATCGTTCTAAAAGCACCGAGTATAACGGAGTGGTTTACCATTCAAAAAAAGAGGCGGCATATGCACGAGACCTTGACTTAAGAATGAAAGCCGGAGAAATAAAAAAATGGGAACGACAAGTAAGAGTTCCCCTCAAAGTATATGGAGTGCATATTTGCAATTATTATATTGATTTCGTTGTCTATTATCCTTCGGGTGAAGTGGAGTATGTGGAAGTAAAGGGTTTTGAAACCCCGCTTTGGCGACTTAAATGGAAGCTTTTTGAAGTTATCTACTCCAAAGAGCATCCGGAGATTAAATTGACTATTATTAAATAAAAATGGAAGTAGTTAATGTTAAAATTGAAGAATTAAAGCCATCTGAATATAATCCAAGAGGGATAAACGAAAAGGAAAAGAAAGATTTAGAGGATAGTATTAAAAAATATGGCATAGTAGAGCCAATTGTGGTTAACAGTGCTCCGGAAAGAAAAAATATCATTATTGGCGGTCATATGAGATATTATATAGTTAAGGAAATGGGATGGGAGGAAATACCAGTAGTTTATGTAAATATTCCAGATATTAAAAAAGAGCAAGAATTAAATTTGAGATTAAATAAAAATTTGGGCCATTGGGATTACGATTTGCTTGCCAATTTTGATGAGGAGATGTTGAAAGATGTTGGCTTTGAAGCAGAAGAATTAGATGAGATTTTTGGGTTAGAAATAGATGATAGTTTTGATGTAGAGAAAGAAGTTGAAAAAGTTTTAAAAAATAAAGAAAGAAGATGTAAAGAAGGAGATTTGTGGCAATTAGGAGAGCATAAATTAATTATTGGGGATTGCACGGATAGAAAAAATTGGGAGAGGTTATTAGGAGAAGAGAGGTTTGATTTTATGTTTACGGACCCGCCGTATAAATTAGCATATACCAAAAAGAAAACAAAAGGATTGGGAACTAAGAAAATTAAAACCAAAAAAGGATTTGGATATAAACAACAAAGAAGTTATTTAGGCGTAGAGAAAAGAGGCGGTGTTCCAGAATATGATGAATGGCTATCAATTGCAAATGAATTTCAAAATCCAAAAGGAGCGAATGTAATGATTTTTGAATTTTGGAAAAATACTCCTGAATTATGGCAGGCAATAGAAAAGTATTGGAAAATTAAGAATTTGGTTATTTGGTATTTACCTAATAGACGTCAGGGTTTTGGAATGAAATATCAATTTTTTAATAAATATGATGTTGCTCCTTTGGCTGGTGAAGGAAAATTAAATGAAGATTATGAAAAAGAATTAGAAAATTTTTTACAAGAAAAAGGACAAGAACTTTTGAACGCTTATGAGATTATTTTATATGGGCAACAAAAAGAGAGTTATTGGAATAGAAAAAAAGGAAGTAAATGGGCAAAAATTACAGATCATATTACTTGGACAGCAGAAACAGAAGCATCAAGTGGGCAAAATGTGGTTTTTGGCACAAAACCAATTCAAATTTTAGTGCCTTATATCAAAATTTTATCTCCAAGAGGAGGAATAGTTATGGAACCATTTGGAGGTTCAGGTTCAACTTTAATTGCCTGTGAAATAATGAAAAGAAAGTGCCGGGCAATTGAAATTGAGCCTTTATATGCTGAAGTAATATTAAATCGTTGGGAAAAAATTAGCGGGCAAAAAGCTCAAAAATTATGAAAAATAACCCGAAAGAAGATAAAAAAAATAAAAAATTGAGAGCAATGAGAAAACCAACTGAGTATGAATTGTTTATTAATTGGATAGCACTTCCTCGGATAGAAAGGGAGCCCAGAACGCAAGAAGAATTTGCGAAAAAATTCGGATTGCACCCCGGAACACTTTCAGAGTGGAAGAGAAAAAAAGGATTTTATAAAAAAGTTAGAAAAATTAGAAAAAAATGGATTAGAGATAGATTAGGTGATGTATTATGGGGAGTTTTTCGGAAAGCAGTGAAAGAAGGAAATGCTGCTGAAGCAAAGCTTTTGCTTCAGTATGGTGAAAATTGGATACCCAAAGAAGGAATTCGAACTGAAGATAAAACTTATGAAGATTATGTTAAAGAGACATTCAAGCAACTTAATACCCTCCGCCAACAGGTTCTTAATAGAAAAGGATTTTTGGATAAGAGACAAAGACAAAAGAAAGGTGAGGTTCATTCTGAACAAGACACAAAGGATTTACGAGCAGAGAAAGACCAATCGGGACATCATTCTGAAGGCCAGACAGAAGGGATTTAGTTCGTATATTTTAGCTGATCAATTAGTCGATTGTCTATTAGGATATACCAATGCGGTTGTTATTAGTCACGAGAAGGAAGCTACTGCCAGATTATTCGCTAAAGTTAAATTTTACCTTGAAAATTTACCATTACCAGTTTCAGTGCAATATGATACAAAGCACGATATAGTTTTCGAAAAAACAGGAAGTCATTACTATATTGGGACGGCTGGTCAAAAAGCGTTTGGACGAGGTGATACCATTCATCGGGTTCATTTATCGGAGGTCGCTCAATTTCGGAAGCCAGAAAATATTATTGCGGGTTTAAAAGAAGCAGTGCCTCTTGATGGGACAATTATTATTGAATCTACTGCAAATGGGCGAGGAAATTGGTTTTACAATGAATGGCAGAAAGCGAAAGAAGGAGATAGCATTTATACTCCTCATTTTATTCCTTGGTTTATTGATGATGAATATAAATTAACAGAAGAGGATATTCAAACTTTGACCATCCCAACTAAAGCTAAAGAAAGGGTTTTAGAGCCAAAGTTAACTGAAGAGGAGCAAATGTTAGTTGAGAAGTTTAAGTTGACTATAGATCAAATTCGGTGGCGAAGGTATAAAATATGGGATTTAGGCGATTTATTTCCTCAGGAATATCCTGAAAATGATGTTGATTGCTTTTTACAATCAGGAAGGCCAGTTTTTAGGGTAGTTAAAATGATTGATAAACGGCCTGATTTAAATAAAGAAATAGAATATTTAGGCGGTGTAGATGGCGCAGAGGGCATTAAGGGAGGTGATAATCATTGCTTTGCCCTTATTGATCCTAATCCGCCAGCAAAAGTAGTTTTTGAAATAACCAATAATGAGCCAATAGATGTTTTTGATACTAAAGTGGCTAAAATATGTAGCGAATATAAAGTGAGGTTGGGAGTAGAGAAAAACGGAGTTGGAGTAGCGCATTGCCAAAAATTTAGGGAACTTGGAATTGAATTTACAGAGTGGGAAACAACCAGCTCATCACGACCTTTATTGATATCTGAATTAGAGGAAGCATACCGAAAAGAGGAATTATTAGAAAGTTATTTAGAGGCAAAAAATGAATTACTTGATATGTTTTATGATGATACCAATAAACCTGTGGCTCCGGAAGGTAAACACGATGACCGAGTTTTCGCCAGAGGCATTGCTTGGCAAATGCGTAAAGGTGCAGAACTCGGCGTCAAATGGATATGAACATTTTAATTACACCAGATGTTCACGAATGGGCTATTGGTAACTTAACCAAAGCCATCGTGAAACATAATAAAAGATTTAATTTTTATAATATTGCTGTTCATCCACGAGGCGTAGCACAAGGTTTTATGGAAATTAAAAAGATTTTTGATGAGGGAATTAAAATTGATCTTTGGCATCCTCAATATTGGCATTCAGCTAATCAGCTTATGGAAATGATGCCGGAGCTTAGAGAGATACCAAAAATTTTAACTCATCATAATCATTATCAGTTAGATGAAAGTGATTGGAAAAATTATGATATGTTGGCTATTCCTACTTCATGGGGTTTTGAAAAATTATCTGCTAAACATCCAAATGTAGTTAAAATTCCACACGGCATTAATCTTGACCGATTTTCTTTTATCGAAGAATATCCGCCTAAAGAACCAGCGGTAGGATATGTTGGCAGAGTAGTGCCACATAAAAATTTACATATTATTTGCTCGGTTGCTAAAGAATTAGGTTATAAAGTTATTGGCTGTGGCTTTGTTGATAAACCAGATTATTGGGAAACCGTACCAAAAGATAATTTAGAGTTTCATGGAGGTTTTGGTAGACAAGGAATGATGCCCCCTAATTTTGAAACTGAAATCTATAGAAGAATGACAGTTTTTGTGGCTTATTCTACTGGAGAAAAAGAAACTGGAACTCTACCTTTATTAGAAGCAATGGCAAGAGGTGTTCCAGTTTTAGCCACTGCTCAAGGAATGGCTCGGGATTTAATCAAAGACGGAGAAAACGGAATTATTTTTGATGAATCCAACTTTAAAGAAAAATTAAAAATGGTTATGGAAGATGAGAAATTAAGAGAAGAATTAAGGCAGAATGCTTGGAATACTATTAGGAATTATCCGGAAGAAAAAATGGCTCGGAATTTTGCTAAAGCATATTATAAGCTTCTTTATCCAAAAGATAAATTAATTTCAGTAATAATTCCTACTTTTAATCGGGCTAATAATTTACTGAAAGTTTTATTGTCAATTGAAGCTCAGGATTATCCAGCTAAAGAAATTATAGTTTGCGATGATGGTTCAGATGATGAAACTGAAATTGTAGTTAGAGAAGCCAAAAAGAAATTTACTACCCCGATTCTTTATTTAAAAACTGGAGAAAAATTAGAATATGGTTTAGCAAAGGCAAGAAATATTGGAGCCATTGAAGCTTTGGGGGAAATTTTACTATTTTTAGATGATAGATTAGCTTTAGAGAAAGGAGCTTTAGAAACTATAGCCAAGTTTACATTTCCAAATAGTTGGCAATGGGGAGCAAAGATTTCTAAAGGGAAGGTTTCAAGTAAAAAATCATTTGTGGAGAATTTTAGCTGGATTCTAAAAAGAAATTTTATCAATTTAGGAATGTTTTGTGAAAGAATTAATATGTACGGTGGATTATCACAAGAAATTAGAGATAGAATGAGGGCTCAAGGGATTGAGATGCGATATATTAAAGAAGCCAGAGCAAGAGAGATTGTCACTTCGTCTTGTCAAAAGAAGAAAAATGAAATTTGGCGGGCTAAGTGGCTTCTTTCTAAAATGTATGAATAGAATTAAATTTGATTATTCCCTTATAGGGAAAATTAGGTTAGATTTAGGATGTGGATCTCCGGATAAGCAGAGACCTAATCACAATGTAAGATTAGATTATCAAGATTATGGCCAAGAGATAGTTTGGGATGTTAGAAATGGCATTCCTTTACCTGATGATAGTTGCGAATATATAACAGCCAGTCATTTTTTGGAGCACTTTTACGAAGATGATTTCATTAAGATAATGAATGAATGCTGGCGGGTATTGAAAGAAGACGGAGAATTATATGTTATTTGTCCTTCTTTTTATAGAGATAAAAGCTGGATTCCAATTCATAAACTTCATCCTACAGAGGAAACATTTAGATTTTTTGAGTTTGATTATTACAAAGATAGTAAGGATTGTCCGATTAAACCTTGGAAAATCACTAAATTAGTTATTAACGATAAACAAGATATTCATGTTAAAATGCAACCAAAGAAAAATTAAGATTTTTACCACTCCTTGGCATACAATGCACTTTTATGATTTATTTAATGCCCTAAAAAAAGACGCTGATTTTTATCTTTGTCTTAATACCAGTAAAAGATGGTATTATGAGACCAGACCATTACCAGGAAATGCTTATTTTGTTCCTTATTACGAGAAAGGTAAATACGATTTAGCCATTCTTGATATAGATCAACAATGCGTTAATCCTAATTTTGGTAAAAGCCAATTATATAAAGAAATGAGGGATTTAATTACTGATATTCCGGTAGTCGTTATTAATCACGGATCACCAGTTTATCCTGAATTTTTAAAAATAGGCGATGAAGAAAGTTTTGAATATGCTGAAAAGAAATGTAAGCGAGAAATAAGAAAGTTAGTGGGAGACAGATTTATGGTTGTTAATTCATACAAAGCAGCAACTTCTGATGAATGGGGTTTTGGTTGCCCAATTTGGCACGGAATGAATCCTGATGATTGGTGGGATTTACCTAAAGAACCAAGAGTTTTTACTGCGTTATCTCCGGGTGGTTGCGGAGAATATTATAACCGAGAATGCATGAATGAAGTAGCCAGAATTTTAGAGGAAAAATACGGTCAAACTCTATGGTGGGCGAGAGTCAACGTAGATACTGAAAGATCATTTGATGCTTATCGGAATTTTTTAGGGAAATCCCTGATTTATCTTGATACTTCTTTTAGGACACCGATGAATAGAGCAAGAACAGAGGCAATGTTAAGCGGCTGTTGTGTTGTTCAAGTAGAAGGTGCCCATGATTTAGAAAGATTCGCTAAACCATACGAAAATATGATTATTGTTCCCAATGATCCAGAATTTATTGCTAAAAAAATAACTGATTTATTAGAAAATCATTATCAAAAATGCATAGAAATAGGTCAAAAAGGCAAGATGACCGCTAAAAAATTGTTTAATTATGAGAGATACCGTCAAGATTGGTTGGCGGTTCTTAATTCACTTATATGAAGATAAGAATTATCACTTTTGAACGAAAGCATGGCCGTAAGCCAGGATCAATTGGATCCTCGGTCATTAGAGGTCAATGGTTAGTCAATCATTGGCCAGAAGCCAAATTATTTACAGAGGGTTGTTATTCTGATGTATTGATTTTTCAAAAAGTTTATTGGTACGAGATGTTAAAAATTTATCCGGGTATTAAAATTTTGGACCTTTGTGATCCAGATTGGTTAACAGGTGAGCTTGAATTAGTTAAAATATCTAAAATGGTTGATGCAATTACTTGTTCTTCAAAGGGAATTTATGATTATGTTAAAAAAATAGTTGATTGCCCAGTTCGCTATATTCCCGACAGATTAGATTTAGATTTCTTTGATGTTCAAAAAGAGCATCGTGGTAAAGCCCAGAATGTGGTTTGGTTTGGTTATAGCCATAATGCCAGACAGGTTTTACCAGTAGTTTTGCCATCATTAAGTAAATTAGGTTTAAAGTTAGTAGTTATTTCAAATGAAGATTATTATCCTGGCGTAAATTACGGAGTTCCTATAATCAATCGCAGATTTAGCTGGGAGACAATTAAATATGATCTAACTTCCGGAGATGTTGTTATTAATCCTCAGCCAATTACTAATTTAAAATTTAAGTATAAATCAGAAAATAAAACCTGGATTGCTTGGGCTTGTGGTATGCCAGTAGCTAATGATTTTGAGCAATTAAAAAAGTTTCTTGATCCTGATGAACGGATCAAAGAAGCAAAAAAGAAATTAAAATTTGTTAAAGATAAATGTGATATTAGAACATCAGTTCAAGAGTTTAAAGATTTGATAAAATTATGCCAAAGGAGGAGAAAAACATCATCAGAAAAGTAACCAAAACCCAAGACAGGTTCTTGGATTTTTGCGAAAAGATTGGTTATGCTGAAGCCAAACTTATTATTATGGATGGATTGCCGGTTAAATTATTAAAACCAATTAAATCTATTAGGTTTGATTTAGAAGAAGCGTCCGCAGAGTTATCCACAGATAAGGACTTGACAAATAAAAAATAGGACTTACAATAACAATAAACAAGGATTCACTACAAAACGGGGAATCATAAGGTTTATGTATTCCCCTTTTTTATTTATGAATAAGATTCAAGCTTTTCTTCAGAAAATTATTGGTATTAAACAAGAAAAACCACCTAAAGTTATTCCTTTTACACCTCAATCAGCTTATGGTCTACCAGAACCAGCTCCTTTAGATCAGAAAGCCCAGATTGAAACTTATCAATTCTCTTGGGTCTATGCTTGTATTAAAAAGATTGCTGCTGAATTCGCCAACCTTAATCTACTGCTTTATAATCGCAAAAGTGAAAGTGAGGTAGAGGAAATTAAATCTCATGATGTTTTAGATTTACTCGATACGGTTAACAACTATATGACCCGATATGATTTATTTGAATGGACATCAACTATGTGGGAAGCATCAGGTGAGTGTTTTTGGTGGAAAATTAGAGATTCAAAGGGCAAAATAATTTCAATTTATCCCTATCTTATTCCTTCAAATATGACAGTAGTTCCTTCAGAGGAAACTTTTGTTAAAGGATATGTTTATTCTGTGCCGGGAACCAGTAAGCAAATTCCTTTTGATGCTAAAGATATTATTCATTTTAGATATCCTAACCCCACTAATCCTTATCGAGGTTTATCGCCAATTAAAGCAGCTGAATATGCTATTGGGACCGATAAGCAAGCTGCGAAATGGAATTATAACTTTTTTAAGAATTCGGCAAAGCCATTTGGGGTAATTCTTTATCCGGGTACAATGAGTCAAGCTACTTATGATCGGGTTAAAACTCAATGGGAAGCTGGTCATGGAGGAGTTGAAAATGCCCATAAAGTGGCAATTTTAGAAGGGGTAGATCCTTCAGGAAAACAAAAAGTTGATTTTAAAGAAATCGGTTTTGGACAAAGGGATATGGATTTCGTTGAACAAAGAAGATTTAGCCGAGATGAAATTTTTACCATCTTTGGAATACCTAAAGGTATTATGATTGCTGAAGATGTTAATCGGGCAGTAGCACAAACACATGAGTCAGTATTTATTAAAAATACGATGGTTCCTAAATTTCAAAAGTTCGTTTCTTATCTTAATGAGTTCCTTTTACCTGAATATGAGCCAGAAGGTTTATTCTTTGATTTTGAAGACCCAACTATTAGAGATATTGAAGCTACTCTAAAATATTATGAATCAGCATTAAGAAATGGCTGGATGTCGCCTAATGAAGTAAGAGAGGAAGAAGGATTACCGCCATTTAAAGGTGGTGAAAGTATATATCTACCATCGACAATGCTTCCCATTGGTGAAGCCCCAGCTAAAAAGAAAGAGAGAAAGTTAAATGTGAGAAGACAAAGAAGGACTACTCCAGAAAAAGTTAGCGAGCGGGTAAAAGAGCACCTAAAAGAGTTAACTAAATCCATTTTTAATAATCAAAAAAAGAAAAAGAAGGGAGTTAAACAATTTACGGCTGAATTTAAAGAGAAATATCTAAATAATTATATTAAGCGGGCTAATCGAGAAGAAAGTCAATTTAGATCACATTTAAGAAAATTCTTTAAAAAGCAAGAAGATAGAGTTTTAAAAACTATTAAAGAAGCCAAAGAAGTTTCAGTTAGATTTGATATACCCACCGAAACTAAATTGGCTATTAAGGCCTTTGAACCAATTATTATTAATTTGATCAAAGAACATGGCGAAGATACAATGGAATTATTGGGTTTAACAGGATTTGAAATGACCACTGAAAGAATTGAAAGGTTTTTGAAGAAAGAAGGATTGAAATTTGCTAAAGAAATGAATAAAACAACTAAAGCTAAGATTTTGAAGCAGATTGCACAAGGAATGGAAGCTGGAGAAAGTATTCCAGAAATTCGGGATAGAATTAGAGAGGTGTTTAGAGAAGCCAGAACAAGCCGAGCTGCTAAAATTGCCCGAACTGAAGTAGCCAGAGCTTCTAATTTTGGTACAGTAGAGGCCTATAAGCAATCAGGGGTAGTTAGGGCAAAAGAGTGGCTAACTACACCTGATGAGAGATTATGTCCTTATTGTGCAGCAATGGATGGTAAAATAGTAGATTTAGATAAGAATTTCTTTAATCGAGGCGATAGTTTTATGGGAGATGCAGATAAACCGTTAAATATTGATTATTCAAATGTTAGTCATCCGCCTTTGCATGCTAATTGTCGTTGTACTCTTATTCCAGTTTTAATTAAATCTGCTAATATAAGACAAAAAAAGAAGATATTAAAGATTAAAGAAAAAATCAAAAAAGAGGTCAAAGAAGAAGTTTCAAAAGAACTTCTAAAAGATACATTAGAAGTTATTAAAGAGATTCAAAAAAATGGATAAGGAAAAATTTAAAAAAGAATTAAAAAAGATACTGGAATCGTCTCATGGAAGAATTCCTATTCAAATAAAAGTTAGCGAAGAAGAATTAAGTAGAATAATTAATGCTAAATTA